TCGCTGCGGCGCGAAGTCTTTCTTGTCACGAAGAACAAAGCCGTCGTTAGGTCCGCCGACCATCTTATCGTACCCCTTACTATCCTTAGTAGGGTCTTTCCGCTCGATATGGTCATACCGAGGCGGGAATGGCGCGTGATTGGGACGAAGCTTGAACATACGAGGCAAAGGTACAAAAAAAGGCGCCTTTTCCCACAAATTTTAGGCCAAACTTTTGTAAAGCAGAAAAATATTGCTATTTTTGTCCCAAACATTCAACAAACTATGAAAAAGAAAATTGCAGAAGCGCTTAAGACGAAGTATAAGAGCTTTGGATTGAGCAACGAGGCTTGGGACCGGATCGCCTCAGCAAAAGAAGAGACAGTCACTAAGGAAGAGGACATTGAGGCCGGCATTTCGGATGTAGCCACGATGGACTTAATTGCCAAGGAGTTGCAGAAGATGCGCGACTCGGAGATCCAGAAACGGACCGACCTGCAGCGCGAACACGACGACTACAAGGCGAAGCACCCCGAGAAGCAGGAGGGTGAGCAGAACAATACGGAGGAAAGCAAAGACGAGAAGGCTGACATCGCCCGTATCGTCGCTGAAGCCGTCGCCGCTGCCGTGAAGCCCGTCCAGACGGCTTTCGAGGAGTTCAAATCGCAGACTTCGGCAAAAGAGGCCAAGACCCTTGCGAAGACCAAATTCTACGAGAACAAGTGGACCACGAAGTTCAAGGAAGAGGCGGACGACGCATGGGAGCGGGTCGATGAGCTGAATACTGCAAAGGGAGGCAGCATGACGCAGGACGAGATGACCACGAAGGCTACCGAGTATTTCAATAAGGCGGTGCAGCGCAAGGGTACTGACGCGACGAAGCCGTTCGAATCCTCGCAGGAGGGTGCTGGCGGCAACTTTGATTTCTCGAAGCAGGCGGCTTATCTCGAAGGCGAGGGGCTGATTCCCAAGAAAGAAAACTAATTAAAAACCAGTTACTATGAAAAACTACGGAAACTCTTTCAACAAAGACTCCCAGGATTTCGCTGCTGGCAAGGTCCCCATTTGGCTGCATACTGACGAATTCTATCCCGCTGGTTGCACCCTGAACAATCAGACTCAGGGCACGACCGTCCCGGCTGGCTCCGTCGTGTATGTGGCGAAGATGGGTGGTGAGGCCACGGTCCTCGCCGCTGATGCCGCCGCTCCCGAGACCGGTGTTACCGGCCTTCTCCTGGAGGATGTTTACATCGGCAATGTCGGTGCTACCGGCACTGTCGTAACCAAGGGACAGGTGCTCGCAAAGCGCATCCCGTCCATCTCTGCCGCCGTCAAGGCTCTTCTCCCTGGTATCACCTTCGTAAACGAGTAGAACTATGAATCAGTATTTTGGACTTGACACGCTGATGGCCTCGAATGGCATCACGTCGTCTGACGCCTTCATGGCGTACTACCTGCAGGTTCTTTCCCGTCGCGAAGACCAGAACCTGAACGAAATCGGCTTCGAAGAGTGGGATGTCCCTCAGATCGACTTCGACTACAAGATGCTTGAGGTCGAGGACCAGATCAAGGTGATGGCCACCTACGTTGACCTGAACTCCGACCCTATTCCTCTTGGAACGAAGGGCTTCAACACGCTGAGCGGTTCCATTCCGCGTCAGAAGGCTCGCTGGGAACTCGGCGAGAATGACTACCGCAAGGAACTGATTGCGCTGCAGAACCTCCAGATTGCTGCGACGTTCATGAATCAGTCCCCGGCTGAGAGCATCAACAACTACCTCGCCAAACTTCTGTTCGGCGGTTTGTCCGAGATTCAGGACGCCCACATCGGCTCCATCTCCTATCAGGTCGGCCAGATGAAGTCTGTTGGTGCTGTCACTTTGACCAACACCAACAACCCTCGCGGTATCCAGAACATCACCTTCAGCGCCCAGATTCCTCAGGCGAACATCGTCACTCTGACCACCACCGCTCGCTGGTTCACCAACGACGCGAAGACCACTGAAGGTTCTGCTTCCGACCCCGTGAACGACATCAAGAAGCGCGTCCGCGACGCCAAGGAGGTTTACGACTCCGTGACCATCGAGGTCAACGAGGAGTCCTTCTTCGAGGATATGAAGCACAGCAAGTGGCAGATAGCTCTCGGCTATCAGATGACCCCTTCTCTGCTCGTTTCCGCAGGCGTTACCGACGAGGCAAAGGCTACCGCTCGTGCCATTGCAGATACCGCTTCCGACGATGCTATCAAGGCTGCTTTCAAGCAGGTAGTAGGCGCCGACGAGGTTATCTACAACAAGACCCGTTGCGGTGTCGAGGTATGGGATAACACCAATAAGAAGCTCGTGCGTAACAAGCTCTGGGCATTCAATAAGGACACCTACCTCATCCGTCCTTCCGGCAAGGTCGGTATCAAGAAGAACGTCGTTCCTCTGCGTCCCGACCCGAGCGCCATCAGCGCGACCATCTTCGGCGGCCACGGTATCATCGAGTATCGTTATGATGCTCGCACCAAGTATCAAGATTGGGTTTCCGAACTCACCGTGCTGTGCGTTCCCACCCGTCCTCGTGATATGTTCATCCTTCACACCCGTTAGATATGACTGTCGAAGAGTATCTGCGTAGCCAGGTGCAGGGATATGACCTGCAAGACAATGTGGTGGCCCGTGCCGCCCGTAGCCCTATTGAAGTCGGATTGGCAAGGCTTGACCTTGATGAAGACGAAGAGGATTACGATGGCGACGAGGACTTCCAGAAGAGGCTTGATTACGCGGCTTCGACAATCTTGTATTCGATGTGTGGGGTTTTCGCTGGCGGTGGTTACTCCGAGCAAGTTGGGGATGTCCGAGCTTCTCGCGGAGGGTATCAAGTTGCCAAAGATGACCGAGCAAGGTTTCAAGCAATGGGAGATGCCCTCCGTAAGAAGTGGGGATGGCAGACCGAAGAGGATAATTCATCCAGCGAAATGTACGACGCATCTTATTTAAGAAGGTAGTATGCAGTTCATCGGTTTTCGTGACACTTGCGTGATTGAGCGCGAGACAAGGGATGCAGAAGGGAATCCTGTAAGGGATGAGTACGACAACCCCGAGCGCTCCTTGGTCTATGATGGCGAGTGCCTTTACGAAGAAGGCGGTTCGGGATATTCCCGCTCCATCATCACGCGAAATCCGACCGTGTACCTCCCGGACAATGACGTCATTGTTATGATTAACGACAAGGTGACGGTGCAAACCGAAGCTGGCCGCACGATAGAGTCCATCGTGTCAATCGTAAGGGATGTCAACCTTCCGTGGAGGGCTGGAATCAAGGTCACGAGAATCGAACTGAAGCAAGCACAAGGAGAATAGGTTATGGCATTCAGTCCTGCTTGGAATAAATTTCGTTCTGCGTTCAGTGAGGCTTTGCTGGATGCGGGCAAGATGGTATCCAAGCAAGGGGAAACCGAGCTTCTCCAAGCGGCTGATGAGTGGCTTGAAAAGACAGACAGCGAATGGCCGAAAAGTGAGTCTTTGGCATTCAGTACTGGCGGCGATGATATGCACCCTTGGTACACGGGTACTCTGCACGACAGTATATCCATAAGGATTGCCGAGAATATGCGCACAATAGGACTTCGCTTTATGCCGAGAGCCGCCATCGCTAACCAGACCGCTACGGCTGAAGATGCTGGCCGAGATTATGATAACATTCGCGGTTACATAGAGGCCCGCCTTGTTGCTGGTCGTGCTGGCGGTGTAAGACAGCAAGGTCTGCAATCGCAGTTGTTTATCGGCGCTCCTTATGCTCAAAAAGTCAATGAAATGCCAGAGCATTCCGGCTTCATTGAGAATTTGCAAAAGGACTTTGTTGGCGCAATGCAGCAGAGAATGCAATCCCTTGGGAGACACGCATATAAAGTAAGCGCAAGATGATACGCCCCTACTCCATAGAGCCCGACATCGAGCTCCGCGACTTCCTCAAAGGCAAGATTACAGTTGGTCTTGCCGGAGGCGGAACGCAGAAGGTGGCCGTTTACGGCGACTGGGAGCGACCGACCAACGGCCTTCCGACGGACTTCATCGTCATTTACATAAATGGTGACATTGAAGGGGTCGGTATGGACGTGGACTTCGCAAAGGGCTATCTGATGGTCAACCTCTACTGCAAGCTCAACGACGACGGCTCGGTCAAGAAGAATCGCGTATAG